CAAAGACATTATACATGGCAGATGGAACATTAAAGAAACTGCAAAAAAAATTCTTGGTGCTGCGTTAGAGGTAGAGTCAAACTCTGTAGGGATAGAAACTGGAGCATTGCGTAATGCCATCTTACCTTATTTGGAAGATGAAATGAGAACAGAAAACAAGTGGCTGTCGCTTATAGAGTTGCGTCATGGTGGTAAAAAGAAAATAGATAGAATAACATGGTCGCTACAAGGTAGAATGGAACATGGTCAGATAACATTTAATCCAGATAAAGACTGGAAAGCGTTTAAAAACCAAATGTTAGATTTTCCTAATAAGATGGCACATGACGATTTGCTGGATAGCCTAGCGTATATAGACCAAGTAAGTGTAGCAGACTTTGCACACTCAATTGAATTAGAAGAAGAATGGAGTCCAGTAGATGATATTGCAGGATATTGAAGATTTAAACGATAAAGATTATGAAGATGTATTAGAATTTAGTGCTGACCCGACTACTTTAAAAATGAGGTATGTCGCAGCGTTGTCTATTATTGCAAATTTTGCAAATGACATAGACCCTACTTTAATGCCAGATGATGCAAAAGTAGACTTATCTATATGTAAGATGATTATGGATGGTCACATTGAAATAGAAGAACTCAGCGATAGCGTACACTAAAACTATGTTTTGTGTTATAATCGCAACAATTTCTTAGGAATAAACTTTTATGCTTGACAAGAAAGAGCAACAATACCAAGCCCTTGCTAGTTGGTTGATGTATCGACTTGATGGTTATCGTAATCATCGAGATATAAATTATACTGCAAAGTGGGATGAATACTATCGTATTTGGCGTGGTATTTGGGATTCTTCTGACAGGACAAGAACTGCGGAACGCTCAAGAATTATTGCACCTGCTACACAACAAGCAGTTGAGTCATCTGTCGCTGAATTAGAAGAGGCAACTTTTGGCAGGGGAAAATGGTTTGATATTCAAGATGACATGCTCGACCAAGATAATAGTGAAGCAGAGTATATAAGGAATTTATTACAAGAAGATTTAGAAAAAACAGGTTGTAAAGATGCTATTGCAGAGGTTTTTCTTAATGGTGCTATTTATGGTACAGGTGTTGCAAAAATTGTTGTTAATCAAATAGTAGAAAGAGCACCCTCAGAACAACCAGTAGAGGGTTCAATGACAGGAACTAGAGGTATTACTGAATATGCCTCTATAGATGTGCGAGTTGAACCTATATCACCACATGAATTTCTTATAGACCCTGCTGCAAACTCTATTGATGAGGCTTTAGGTGTCGCCCACGAGGTTATTAAACCTAGATACCATGTAGTGCAAGGTATTCAGAGTGGAATTTATCGTGATGTACCCCTTGATGGTGATTATGATACTGCTAAACTAGGGTTTGATGGCGAAGTCAAACAAGCAGATGAGTCAGATTCAGTAAAAATTACAGAATACTGGGGTCTTGTACCTAAAAGATTCTTAAAAGCAAAAGCTGACAAGGATGATTTCGAGTATTCTAAAAAAGATGAGTTAGTAGAAGCAGTAGTAACTATATGTAATGATGAATATATTTTGCGTGTAGAAGAAAATGCTTTTATGATGCAAGATAGACCTTTTGTTTCTTACCAACATGACATTATCCCAAATAAGTTCTGGGGTAGGGGTGTCGTAGAAAAGGGATATAATGCACAAAAAGCCCTTGATGCTGAAATGAGAGCAAGAATTGACTCAATGGCATTACGCAATACTATGATGATGGCTGCTGACGCTACTAGACTACCTCGTGGAAGTAAATTTGAGGTACGAGCAGGCAAAACTGTACTAACTAATGGTAATCCTAGAGATGCAATCATGCCATTGGACATGGGTGCAATGGATGCTAGTACATTTAATCAAGTAGCTAGTCTACAAAACATGATTCAAATGGGTACAGGTAGTGCTGATATGGGGTCAGGGCAACAAGATACTGCTTCTGGCATGTCTATGATGCAGTCAGCAAGTATCAAGCGTCAAAAACGCACCTTAATGAACTTTCAGAATACATTTTTAATACCTATGATACATAAAGCTATGTATCGTAAAATACAATTTGATGTAGATAGATACCCTGTAACAGATTTTAAATTTGTACCTTATTCTACTATGGGAATTATGGCAAAAGAATTAGAAATGCAACAAATGGTGCAAATGTTACAAGCTATACCTAAGGATTCACCTGCATTTAATGTTATTTTATTGGCAATGTTTCAAAATTCTAGTATACATAACCGCGACCAGATTGTATTTAGCCTACAACAAGGGCAAGCACCTAATCCAGAGATGGAGCAAATGCAACAAATGGGTATACAATTACAAGTACAACAGGCACAAGCTGAAATACAGAAAACTATGGCTGAAGCTGAAGAAGAAAAAGCAAAAGCTATTTTACATACAGCACAAGCTAGTTCATTACAGCCAACAGAAACAGATATGGTAAAAGAACAAGTGCAAATTGCTAAAATGAGTGCAGATGTACAAAGACAACAGTCTGAAACAGCAAGAAATCAACCAGAAGTAGAGCATTTAAAAAGTGAAACGATATTAAACCTAGCTAAAGCTAGAGCAGAAGGAACAAAGTCAGTTATTAATACTAGACCACAGTAAATACATGGCTAAAACAGACGAACAATTCCTAATGGACAGAATGTCTATGATGGAAGTAGAAGGTTGGCACGATTTAGTTGCTGATTTAAAAAATTTAGAATCTAATATTACTAATATTAATAATATTAATTCTGAACAAGACCTTTGGGTAATCAAGGGTCAGTTGCGTATTATAAATTTTATATTAAGTTTAGATACTGCAACTACAATAGCGTTGGAAGAACTCCAAGATGGAAATCCGACATAGTTAAACTTCATAACCCATAGTGGGCGGAGAAAAAATGAGTATAGTAGTAGAAGGCACACCAGAAACAGGAGAACCTGTACAAGAAGCAGTAGTAGAAGAGGCAGTTGAGGTAGAAGCAACAGCAGAACCAGAAGGTAATGTAGTTGAAGAAACCACAGAAGCAGAAATACCTGCTAAATATCAAGGAAAAACTCTTGCGGAAGTAATTGAAATGCACCAAAATGTCGAACAGGCATTAGGTAAACAGGGTTCAGAAGTTGGAGAACAACGGAAATTAATTCAAAGTTTATTAGAGGCGCAAAACAAAGCACAAACTACTGAAACACCACAGGAAGAGGAAACTAGTTTTGAAGATGTATTTTATGACGACCCTCAAAAGGCTGTCAATCAAGCAATTGAAAATCATCCAGATGTACTCAAAGCTAGGCAGCAAATTGCTGAACAAGAACAACAACAAAAATTAAATGTTCTTGAGAAAGCATATCCAGACTGGGAAACTAGAGTTGCAGACAAAGGTTTTCAAGATTGGGTTGGTGCAAGTGAAATAAGGAAAGATATTTTCCGTAAAGCTGACACAGAATATAGACCAGACTTTGCTATTGAACTTTTTGATATGTACGATAAGATAAATATGGTACAAAAAACACAAGAAGTTAAAAAGAAAGAAAAGGCTAAAGTTGATAAAGCATTACGACAAACTGTATCTGAAACTCGTTCCACACAATCTGTCGGTGGTAAAAAAATGTACCGCAGGTCTGATTTAATCAACTTGCAAATTACAGACCCGAATCGTTATGCTTCACTTGCTGATGAAATTCAGGAAGCGTATGCAGAAGGTAGGGTTAAATAATCATTTAATGGAGAAGTAAAATGGCTTTAGGTTCAAACCAAGTAACGACTTCCGTAGCTAATAACTTTATCCCCGAACTATGGAGCGATGAAGTTATTGGTGCGTATAAGTCAAATTTAGTGGTTGCTAATTTAGTAACTAAACTATCTCACAAAGGAAAAAAAGGGGATACTATATATATACCAGTACCCGCTAGAGGTAGTGCAAGTGCAAAAGCAGCAAACACTCAAGTAACATTATCAGCAGCTACTAATACGAAAGTAACAGTAAGCATTGATAAACATTACGAATATTCAAAGTT